AGAAGCTCGAGACCAACGAGACGCTACGTGAACTCGACGGGCTCGACACTACGATCGACTGGAAAAACACGGGCGACAACTCGTATGACGGTGAGAAACTCAAACTACTCGTCCACGATGAGAGCGGTAAATGGGAGCGTCCGACGAACATCCTCAACAACTGGCGTGTCACTAAAACGTGTCTACGATTAGGTAGTAGAATTATAGGTAAATGTATGATGGGTTCAACTAGTAACTCATTAGATAAAGGCGGCGATAATTTTAAAAAACTTTACAATGACTCAGACGTCACTCAAAGAAATGCAAATGGACAAACTCGCTCTGGACTATATAGCTTGTTCATACCTATGGAATGGAATTACGAAGGATACATTGATTCTTATGGAATACCTGTCTTCGATACGCCGAATAAACCAAAGCAAGGACCTCAGGGTGAAACAATTGATTTAGGTGTAATAGAATATTGGAACAATGAAGTAGATGGTCTTAAAAAAGATCAAGACGCTTTAAATGAATTTTATAGACAATTTCCACGCACAACTAAACACGCTTTCAGAGATGAGTCAAAAGAGTCTTTGTTTAATCTAACTAAGATTTACGAACAAATAGATTTTAATGAAGATTTAAGAAATTCTATAAATATAACACAAGGTAATTTTGCATGGAAAAACGCAGTGCAAGATTCAGAGGTTATATTCTTGCCAAACAACAATGGTAGGTTTTTAATAACATGGGTTCCTCCAGTAAATTTACAAAATAGAGTAATAGTAAAAGGTGGTACTAAATACCCTTTAAATGAAAACCTAGGAGCGTTTGGATGTGATCCTTATGATATATCAGGCACTGTAGATAAAAGAGGTTCTAAAGGATCTTTACATGGACTTACTAAATTTTCAATGACAGACACACCTCCTAATCATTTTTTCTTAGAATATATAGCTAGACCACAAACTGCTGAAATATTTTTTGAAGATGTGCTTATGGCTTGTATATTTTATGGTATGCCAATACTAGCAGAGAATAATAAACCAAGATTATTATATCATTTTAAAAGACGAGGCTATAGAGGTTTTTCAATGAATAGACCTGATAGAAAAAGAAATAAACTTTCTATTACAGAAAAAGAATTAGGCGGAATACCGAACTCCAGTGAAGATATAAAACAAGCTCATGCGGCTGCTATTGAATCTTATATAGAAGATTTTGTAGGTTTAAAAGAAACTGGATATGGTGATGTTTATTTTCAAAGAACACTTGAAGATTGGGCCAAATTTAATATAAACAATAGAACTAAGCATGATGCCTCTATTAGTTCTGGATTAGCCTTGATGGCTTGTAATAAACATAGGTACGCGCCTAGCGCTCCTATAAATTTAAAAGCTGTTGATTTAGGAATAAAAAAATACGATAATAGAGGAAGTACATCAAAAATAATAAGTTAATGAATATATATACTAATACTAGAAGTGCATTTCCTAGCCAAGTAGTTAGTGACCAAGAAAAATCCAGTATTGAATATGGCAGGCAAGTAGCACAAGCTATAGAAGGCGAATGGTTTAATCAAGGTAGAACTACAGGTAATAGATATTTAACTAATTGGAATAACTTTAATCAATTAAGACTTTACGCTAGAGGCGAACAAAGTGTTCAAAAATATAAAGATGAATTGTCTATTAATGGTGATTTGTCTTATCTTAATTTAGACTGGACGCCTGTACCTATTTTATCTAAATTTGTAGATATAGTTGTAAACGGTATATCTCAAAAATCTTATGATGTAAAAGCATACGCTCAAGATCCAGAATCAGTTAGAAAAAGAACTGACTATGCAAGCAAGTTGTATGAAGATATGATATCAAAAGAATATCTTTTAAACTTAGAACAAACTTTAGGTATTGACGCTTATCAATCCCCTAGTAAAGATGTAATACCTGAAACACCAGAAGACTTAGAACTACACATGCAGTTAAGTTATAAGCAATCAATTGAAATAGCTCAAGAGGAAGCTATATCTTCTGTAATGGCTCAAAACAAATATAATCTTACTAGAAGAAGATTAAACATGGATTTAGCGGTTTTAGGAATAGCGGCTGCAAAAACAGATTTTAATACAGCCAACGGTGTTACTGTTGACTACGTAGATCCAGCTTATATGGTTTATTCTTATACTGAAGATCCTAATTTTGAAGACATATATTACGTAGGTGAAGTAAAATCATTAACTATACCAGAATTAAAAAAAGAATTTCCAGGAATACCAGAAGATGAATTAAAAAGAATTCAAAACACGCCAGGTAATAAATCTTATATAACTGGTTATGGTAATTACGATAACAATACTGTTCAAGTTTTATATTTTGATTACAAAACATATAATGATCAAGTTTTTAAAATAAAACAAACTGATCAAGGTTTAATGAAGGCTATTGAAAAGCCAGATACATTTAATCCACCTGAAAATGATAACTTTGAAAGAGTATCAAGATCTATAGAAGTTTTATACAGCGGTGCTAAAGTTCTAGGAACTAACATAATGTTAAATTGGGAATTGTCTAAAAACATGACAAGACCTTATGCTGACACTACAAAAGTTCAAATGAATTACGCAATTTGTGCACCAAGAATGTATAAGGGTAGAATAGAATCACTAGTTAGTAGATGTACTGGTTTTGCGGATATGATTCAGTTGACACATTTAAAGCTGCAGCAGGTTATATCTCGCATGGTTCCAGATGGTGTTTATTTAGACATGGACGGACTTGCTGAAGTTGATCTTGGTAATGGCACAAACTACAACCCCGCTGAGGCATTGAATATGTATTTTCAAACTGGTTCCGTAGTTGGTAGATCACTTACTCAAGACGGCGAAATGAATGCTGGTAGAGTTCCAGTTCAAGAATTACAAAGTGGAAGCGGTAACGCTAAAATATCAAGTTTAATATCAACATATCAGTATTACTTGCAAATGATACGCGATGTAACAGGCTTAAATGAAGCTAGAGATGGTAGTTTACCAGATCGCAATACGTTAGTTGGATTACAAAAATTAGCAGCTAATGCTTCTAATACCGCTACTAAGCATATTCTACAGTCTAGTCTTTATTTAACTTTAAGAATATCAGAAAATATAGCTCTTAAAATAGCCGATGCTTTAGAGTTTCCTCTTACAAAAAGTTCTTTACAAAATTCTATATCAACTTTTAATATTAAAACATTAGAAGAAATAGTTAATTTAAATCTTCATGATTTTGGAATATTCTTAGAACTTGAACCAGACGAAGAAGAGCAGGCACAACTAGAGCAAAACATACAAGCCGCAATACAACAAGGTGGTATAAATCTTGAAGATGCTATAGATTTAAGACAAATTAAAAATCTTAAACTTGCTAATCAAATGCTTAAAGTAAAACGTAAAGAAAAGCAGAAACAAGATGCTGCAATGCAACAAGCTAATATTGCGGCTCAAGGACAAGCTCAAGCAGATACAGCTGAAAAAACAGCATTAGCTGAAGTTCAAAAACAAGAAGCTGTTACTAATACTAAAGTACAATTTGAGCAATCTAAAAATCAAATGGAAATAGAAAGAATGCAAATTCAAAATGAATTAGAAATGCAGAAAATGCAGCGAAGATTTGACTTTGATCTTCAACTAAAACAAATGGATATGCAAGCTGTTGGTGAAAAAGAAAAAATGATTGAGGATAGAAAAGACAAGCGTATAAAAATGGAAGGTACGCAACAAAGTGAAATGATTACACAAAGAAACGTAGACGGACCTCCAATAGATTTTGAACAAGATGTAGAGGTTGATATGAATGCCTTTATGTAATTTTTATTAATTATTTAATTATATTATATTATGTCAGAAGTAAAAACAAATGAACCTGTTAAGCAGGAAGGTGAATTCAAACTAAAAAAGAAAACACCTAAAAAATTAACTGAAACAAAAAGCAATGTAACAAAGGTAAATATAAATCCTAAAGAACCTTTAGTAGAAATACCTAACAATGTTACAAAAATTGTTTTACCTAACCAAGAAAAAGATGCCATTCAAATCGGAGAAACAAAGGAGGTATCTGTGGAAAAACCATCCGGAGATAGCACAGAGGTGGGAGAACCTGTACAAGAGTCCAACGAGACTGCTGAAGGGTTTTCTCCAATCCAAGAAGTAACAGAAGCTGGAGTTAAACAGGTTGAAGCAGAAGTTAAAGAAGCTATAAGAGATGAAAAAGTATTAGGCAAACCATTGCCAGAGAATATTGAAAAACTAGTTTTATTTATGGAAGAAACTGGTGGGACAATAGAAGATTATACTCGTTTAAACGCTGATTATTCTAGCGTTGACGATAAAATTCTTTTACAAGAATATTACAAAAAAAATAAACCTTATTTAGATAATTCAGATCTTGAACTTCTTTTAGAAGAATTTGATTATGATGAAGATTTAGATGAGGAAAAAGACGTAAGAAAAAAGAAACTTGCGTTTAAAGAAGAAGTTGCAAAAGCCAAAAACTTTTTAGAAGAGACCAAGAGTAAATATTACGACGAGATCAAGTTGAGACCGGGCGTTACTCAGGAACAAAAAAAAGCTATGGATTTTTTCAATAGATACAACAAGGAGCAAGAACAAGCTGAGCAACAACATCAAACATTTAAGAATAATACTAAACAACTTTTTAATAATGATTTCAAAGGTTTTGATATCAAGGTAGGTGAAAAGTTTTATAAGTATAATATTCAAAATAAAGATAAAGTTGCAGAAAGCCAATCAAATATAACAAACCTCGTTGGGAAGTTCCTAGACGAATCTGGTAATGTTAAAGATGTTAATGGTTATCATAAAGCTATATATGCTGCTGAAAATGTAGATAAAATTGCCGCTCATTTTTATGAGCAAGGAAAAGCAGATGCTGTAAAAGACGTTATAAATAAATCAAAAAACCTGAGTGACACTAAAGCTAGAACTTCTCAAGGTGATGTATTTATTGATGGGCTTAAAGTTAGAGCAATTTCAGGCGCTGATTCTACAAAACTTAAAATAAAAACTAGAAAATTTAACTAATAAAAATTTAAAATTATGAGTTTATCTCCTCAGTTTGGAAGTTTAGTACCTTCTCAAACTCAACAATTATTAGCTACTAACTACCTGCAGTTTACAAACAACGGCGGTGGTGGTGGTGTACCAGGTAATTTTTCTGACTTTGCTGCACAGTATTTGCCAGAAATTTACGAACAAGAAGTAGAGCGTTATGGAAACAGAACGTTATCTGGCTTCTTAAGAATGGTTGGCGCCGAAATGCCAATGACATCTGATCAAGTAATTTGGTCTGAGCAAAATAGATTACATATAGCATATGACAATGTTTCTGTTAGCGGTAACGGTGTTGGTGCTGCCGCTGCAACTGAAAACGTTATTACTATGGTTGCTCCACAGCAAAATGTTATTTCTGTAAATGACACTATTGTTGTTTTAGATCCTGCAACAGGTGCTGAAGCTAAAGCTTTAGTAGTAGCTACAACCGTAGGTACAGTCGGTGCTCCAGGTAGTATTATAGCAGCTCCATTCAATGGTGCTGGACTAGTAGGTGGTGCCAATGGAATCACGGCCGGTGCTGGTATTAAGATTTTTGTATATGGTTCTGCCTATGCGAAAGGAACTAGTATGGCAGCTGGTGGTACTGTTGCTGCTGGAACTCAACCTAGAGTTTCTGTAGAACCACAACTTACTCAATTTTCAAATACGCCAATTATTATTAGAGATCAATACGTAGTATCTGGATCTGATATGGCTCAAATTGGATGGGTAGAAGTTGCTACAGAAGACGGTGCATCTGGATACTTATGGTATTTAAAAGCTGAATCTGAAACTCGTTTACGTTTTGAAGATTACTTAGAAATGTCAATGGTAGAAGGTGAAGTTAATCAAATCGCTGCTGGAGCAGGAGTAGGTAATTTACTTCTTCCAGGAACACAAGGTTTGTTTGCTGCTATTCAAGCTCGTGGTAATGTAGAAGTAGGATTTACTGCTGCTGCTGGACTAGATGAGTTTGATGCTATTTTGAAAAACTTAGATACTCAAGGTGCTATTGAAGAAAACATGCTTTTCCTACAAAGACAAACAGCTCTTGATTTTGATGATATGCTAGCTGCAATCTCTGGTGGAACTGCCGGTGGTACTGCATTTGGTTTATTTGAAAACTCTGAGGAAATGGCATTAAATCTTGGATTTAGTG